TATGCACCCGTTCCATATGCTCGGTGTTGCTGGGGTATTCGGTGGATCTCTTTTCGCTGCTATGCACGGAAGTCTCGTTACTTCCTCGCTTATTGCAGAGACAACAGAAGAGGTATCACAGAACTATGGCTATAAGTTTGGTCAAGAAGATGAGACTTATAACATCGTAGCTGCACACGGTTACTTTGGTAGACTTATATTTCAATATGCAAGTTTTAACAACAGTCGTGCTTTACATTTCTTTCTTGGTGCTTGGCCTGTTGTTGGCATATGGCTTACCTCAATGGGCATATGCACAATGGCTTTCAACCTTAATGGATTTAACTTTAACCAGTCAATAGTTGACAGCAATGGTAAGGTTATTCCTACATGGGCTGACATTGTTAACAGACAAAACCTAGGTATGGAAGTAATGCACGAGCGTAATGCTCACAACTTCCCACTAGACTTGGCTTCAACTGAGTCAACAGAAGTTGCATTAACAGCACCTACACTAGCCTAATCGCCACGTCCGTTCATCCTTCGGGACGCATGACACCAAAGCATGGAACGGGGCTTTGGTACTGAGGTAAAATTATGACTCAAGTAGAACTTCAAGCTCGTGTTAAAGAGCAAAAAGATTATACTAGAGCTATGAAACTTAGGTATCGTGGCATCGCTTACACACCAAAATATGAAAAGTAAGTTTATAGGGTTGGCATTGCTTGCCACCCTTTTCTTATATTTAGAGTGGAAACCTATTCTAAATTACACAGGAGAAGAGACACCTCAGAGTCGGATCTCTTCTTAATTGGCAATGAGCCTCTACGGAGATACCTCTTGCCGTCATGACGGTGGGATAGACCACAACAATCAGTTTGAGTCTTAGCTGAAACAATTAAGATTTCTATAATTCTAGATCTAGAGACGATACATATAACCTAACAATATAATGGCACAACAGTCAACAAACAATCCTGCTTCACAAACCTTTCTGGGTAGGATTAACACAGCGACAAACGCAACGAACAATAGGGATTTATACCTAAAATTGTTCTCAGGTGAGATGTTTACTGGCTTCCAAAGAGAGACAATCGCAAGAGATCTCGTTATGAAGCGTACACTCACAAACGGAAAGAGTCTACAGTTCATCTATACTGGACGTACAAGTGCGGAATACCACACCCCAGGAAACAGTATATTAGGAAACTCTGACAAAACTCCACCAGTAGCAGAAAAAACAATTACAGTAGATGACCTATTAATCAGCTCTGCATTTGTTTATGAGCTAGACGAAACACTGTCACACTATGAGTTGAGAGGCGAAATTTCCAAGAAGATTGGATACGCTCTTGCTCAAAAATATGATAGATTAATTTTCAGAGCTATTGCTAAAGGTGCTAGACAGGCATCTCCAGTATCACTAACCAACTTCGTTGAGCCTGGTGGTACACAAATCAGAGTTGGAGCAGGTTCTAACGCTGATGACGCTCTTGATGATGAGAAGTTAGTTACAGCATTTTATGACGCAGCAGCAGCACTAGACGAAAAAGGAGTCAGTGATGATGGTCGGGTTGCCGTACTTAACCCACGTCAGTACTATGAACTTATAAAAGGAGCAGGTACAAACGGACTAATCAACAGAGACGTACAGGGTGATTCCTTACAGTCTGGAAATGGCGTAATTGAAATTGCAGGTATCAAAATCTTCAAGTCAATGAACGTTCCATTCTTCAGTAAATATGGTACTAAGTATGCACCTTCAAGTGGTGCTTCAGCTGCTACTGACCTTGATACAGTAGATCCTGGAAATACAGGTTCATTCGTATCTGAAGGTATCGAAACAGCTACAACAGTTACAGGTAACAACTATGGCCCACGCCAAAACTACGGTGCTGCCTCTAACTTTGCAAACACATGCGGATTAATCTTCCAAAGAGAAGCTGCAGGTGTAGTAGAAACAATCGGCCCACAAGTTCAAGTAACTTCTGGTGATGTTTCTGTTGTTTACCAAGGCGATGTCATCTTAGGAAGACTAGCTATGGGAGCAGATTATGTGAACCCAGCAGCTTGTGTAGAATTGTTCGCAGGAACAACTACAAAGCCAGCCGCTTTCTCATAAGTTTAACTTTTATACGGGGGCACTCGCCCCCCTTTTTTATATGGCACAAATATCTTACGGAGTGTCTACCGAACTAGATGCTGTAAATTCAATCCTGATGAGCGTTGGAGAAACCCCAGTTAATACATTAACGGTGCAAAGTCCCGAAGTGGCTATAGCACAGAAGACTCTAAGGCAAGTCTGCCGTGAGATACAAGCTGAGGGATGGTCATACAACACAGAGACTCAGTATCCTATAGACCTCGATACAAACAACCAATGTATCATACCTAACAATGTCCTGCAACTAGACCTTAATATCTTTGAACACGGTAAGGATTATGATGTGGTTAGACGTAGTGACAATGGTGTAATGAAGGTATACGATAAAAAGAATCATACCTTTACCTTTGAAAATTGTAGTAAATTATATTTTGATATTGTATGGATGTTAGATTTTGAAGATCTACCTCAAGCATTTAAAGATTATATTACCGTTAGAGCATCCAGAATCGCCTCTAACCGTATGGTAAATAGTGTACCATCTGCTAAGTTATTAGAGACAGATGAAGCAGCTGCTAGAGCCTTAGCAGTGGAGTATGAGATGAAGCAATCAGATCATAATATCTTTAGTGACTTCCAGTATCAACAAGATGCAAACACTGTATACAGACCATTTAAAGTATTAAGAAGAATGTAATGGCAGCAATTAACCAACGTATTCCTAACTTTCTAGGAGGTGTATCTCAACAGCCAGATAAAATTAAATTTCCAGGACAGGTAAGAGTATGTGATAATGCTGTCCCAGATGTTACATTTGGTCTAAAGAAACGTCCTCCTGCAGAGTTTGTAGGAACTCTCACTAATGCTACTTCTAGTGGTCATTGGTATGACATTTTAAGAGACGGAGATGAAAAATATATAGTACAAATCACACCATCTAACAGTGGTAGTATGCCTATAAGAGTATGGGATCTTGCAGATGGGTCTGAAAAATCTCTGACAAATTCTAGCGGGGATTCATTATTTACTTATTTAGCTGGAGCTACATCACCATATTCAGTTACCACAATTCAAGACTATACAATTATAGCTAACCCAAATAAAACTGTAGGTAAAACTACAGCGACTACAAGTGCACCCCTTTTGAATGGAGACTATTCATATGCAAGGCTTGATACAGTTGCTTATAATACTGAATACATTTTATATAGTGGTACAGCTCCCACACCTAACACTTACTACAGGGTTACTTCTGTAAAAGTAGATAGGATGTCTGGAGGTAGTGCCCAAGGGCCAACCTTTGATGATACTAACGAAGATCAAAGTAAATCTGGTACGTTAACTTGGTCATTTTCTGGAGGTAGTGCAATAGCAGGTTCCTCAAGTAATAGTAATTGTGAAAACATTGAAGGTAGTTTACAGGTAAATGGTAACAGTTATATTGCAAACAATACTGCTACTTATCAAGGTAATGATTCAAGCACTGAAACTAAATTTTTAGGATACGTACAAGATTACGATGTTAGATATACAGCTACAGTAACACTACAAGATGGCGGTCTTATTAAAGAAACAAACAAGACTACAGCAGAGGGTAAGTTTATAGATGTAACTATGGAGGGTGAAACCTACCGTATATCAGTGGAAGCTGTAGAACCAGTAACAACATATGAAGATGTTTCTGGTATAGGTTATTTCAAGACACCAAAAAATCCAACCAATGGAGCTATTTCTATGGCGACTATTCTTAATGGATTAAAAAGTGCTGTCAATAGCAATCTAGCTAACGTAACTGCTGAAGTTATAGGTAGCGGTTTATTTCTTAATGGCACAGCTGCAGATGGTGTTAACTTTCTTGGTGGTGCTGTAAACGAAAACATGAGTGTCATAGGTCAAAAGGCACAGGATATTAGTAGACTACCAGCTATGTGTAAACAAGGGTACGTAGCTCAAATATCTAACACTGCTGATTTAGAGACAGACGACTACTATGTAAAGTTTGAAGCTGACAACGGAACTTCTGGAGCTGGTAGCTGGGAAGAAACTGTAAGACCACATAACTTTGATGGCTCAGGTAATGACCCAATGTTAAAAGGTTTAGACCCCGCAACAATGCCACATGCTCTTATCAATAATCGTAATGGTACCTTTAGTTTTGTTAAGTTAGATGAAACTACTGCGAACAGTGCTAACAATAATAATTATTGGAAAGAACGCTTTGTAGGTGATGATGTATCTAACCCGTTCCCTACTTTCACTGGTGAAACAATACAACAAATGTTTTTTCACAGAAACAGATTAGGTTTTATTTCTGGGGAAAACGTAGTAATGAGCCAACCTGGAAATTATTTTGATTTCTTTATTGTTTCTGCTATATCTGCTAGTGATGATAACCCTATTGATATAACTGTATCAGATGTTAAACCAGCATTTATAAATCATGTCCTACCCATACAAAAGGGTATGATGTTGTTTAGTGATAACGGTCAATTTTTATTATTTACAGAGTCAGATATATTTAGTCCTAAGACTGCTAGATTAAAAAAAGTAGCTAGTTACGAGTGTGACTCGTCAATACAACCTGTAGATCTAGGTACATCCGTACTATTTACATCAAACGTAGCAGCATATGCTAGAGCATTTGAAGCTACAATTATAGATGATGACACACCTCCCCAGATTATAGAACAAACTAGAGTTGTACCAGAGTTTTTACCTAAAGATATAACTAAATCTGCTAATTCTACAGCTATAGGTATTGTCAGTTATAGTAAAAAAGGAGATAATGCAGTATATCACTACAAATATTATAATGCGGGTAACAAACGTGAGCAATCAGCGTGGTATAGTTGGACATTAACAGGCACAGCACAGCACACATTGTATACAGGTGGTAGTTTCTTTGCAGTTACACTACATGATAATACATATAAACTATGTAGATACGAGTATGTTACAGATGCAAACAGTAATAGAGCATATGTACTAGGTGGTTCTGCTAGTGATGTAGGTTCTCCTCTCAAAACTGCAAGACAGTTTGAGGCACATTTAGATATGATGACTATAGCTACAAACGTAGCTGGGTCAGCTCAGACAACTACAGCTCCAGAAAAGACTGTACTTACAATACCATATACACCTGCTAACACTACAAATTTAGTTATGGTTGGTTTATCTGGTAACGATAGCGATGGTAACTCCATAGCTGGCGTTGTAAGGGCAGCTGATGCTGTAGGAACTAACAGTGTAACATTTAATGGTATTAACTTACATAGTGCAGCAAAGGTTGCTGTAGGATATAAATATACAAGTATTATTGAATTACCAACATACTATCTAAACGTGGGTCAAAACGTCTATGATGTGGACGGAGATCTACGTATAAATGGTATTAACTTTGAGTTAGGTGTAGGTGGCCCTATAGAGTTTCATCTTACATCACCCTACTCATATGTAGATGCTAGTGGTAATGTTACTAAAGATATAGACGATTATGTACAATTTGAGTCTGGTGTATTATCTAATTCTTCTGTATTTGATAAGCCTCCTGCAGAATTAGCTCGCAGTGTACGAGTACCTATACAACGCAAGAACGAAAAATATACTTTACAAATACAAATACCCGATCCTTTTTCTACCGCCATAATCTCAGGAAGCTGGGATGGCATATACCATAATAGACGACATGTACGAAGGTAAGTATATTCAGACTTGCACACCAGAGTTAGCTCTAAGTGTAGGTCTGAACTTACGCTATGAAGATAGGCGTGAGGCAGAGGAAACTTCTGGTTTATGTGCAGAAGCTTCTATAATCGAATCTTTTTATAATTCAGCATATGCTGTATACTTTAAGGTTCCCAACGGCAAGGCTGCTGGAGTGGCGGGAGTAACCCCACAAAATATAATCTGGATGCTATGTACTGATGCTAGTACAGAATATCCCCACACATTTGTGAAGGAAGCTAAACGCTGGGTAAACAGTTTACTCAACCCTTACTTGTATAATCAAGCAGATATGCGGAATGAATCACACATAAAACTACTAAAACTTTTAGGTTTTACCTTTGTCAACTATCATGTCTATAACAATGTACCCTTAATTACATTCATTAAACCATGTGCACAGTAATGGCATTTAGCATAGGTATGGGTGCTGCTCAAGCCGTAACAGGTATTTCAGAGCAGAACCGTCAACACCGTGCTCAAGTCGATGCTGTAAATCGTAGTAACCAGATGGCTCGTCAAAAATATCTTAACGATATTACGATCTCAGCCTATAACGATCAACGTAAAGGTGAAGTATTTACAGCTCAACTACAAGCTGATGCTGCAGCTAGAACTGCATATTATCAGCAAAAAAATATTAATCAAATCGAACATAGTAGAGCATCCGAAGCTGCTCAAGCTGAGTTAAGAGAAAAAGTAACTAAAACTATGTTTGAATCACAAGAGAATTTATCAAAAGCTATAGAAGCTCAGGGATCGTTGTTAGCCAGTGGTATACAAGCTGGACAGTCTACTATGTTAACTATAGATGACGTTGAAAGAAAATTTGGTATGCAAGCTGCACAACTAGATGCAACCATTTTTGATGCAACTAGAGCTTATGGTATCAAACAATATGGTATTGATTTAGATGCCTATGCAGCTGATACAACAGCGTATAACGCTATAACCACATCTGCTCATGTAGCCCCTACAGCCTCATTCATGACACAGAAACCAATCGAACAAAAAGCTCCTCCTAAACCTTCTCCACTTGGCCCAATACTTGGCGGTATAAGTACTGCATTTAGTACGGGAACAGCTATTGGTGGTGAAAATTATTGGAAGGAAGAAGTATTTAAACTTTAATTAAAAATGACATACTCAGGAAGTACTCAAAATTCTTCCTATTCTAAACGTACATACAACAAGAGACTTTCTACAGATCTTGCTGACTATGCTAAGGCATTAGATAAACAACGTAAAGAACAGGTAAAAGGATTTCAACAAGCATCTAAGGATCAGCTTGGTGAGTTAGACAGACAAGATGGAATAGCAGCTAGTAACGATAAATTTCAAATAGCTCAACTATCTAAATTTAGTGATACATTAAATGATTTTTTAGACACTACGGTTAAGACTGTAGGTAAAGCTTATATTGATAGTAAGCGTGAAGAAGGTGTAGAACTATATAGAAGATATTTAGCAGGTAATGAAGATGCTATTGCAGAAGTAGAAGCAAACGCTGAACAATTAAAAGAAATTGAAGCTAAAATAAATGAGATGTCTGCAGAGATTGGCGAATCAACTGACGCTTTTCTTGACAGAAAATCTCAAGAAGAATTATCATTAAAAGATAAAATTAAAGCTTTAAATGTTAGAAAATTAAATCCTAATGTTCGTTGGGGTTTTGTTAGAGCTCAGTTACAAGAAGCGGGTGCAGGTTATAATGGTCATTTAATAGATACATTACATAGTAGTACAGAAGAGTTTACAACTAGAGATGGTAATACATATGTTATTGGTAATTATCATAATGTTCTAAGTGAAGAACATAAAGAAGAAATAATCCGTCATGTAGAAGATCAGTACATTGCTAATAATAATCCTTTTGGTGCTGCTGATAGTGTTAGAAACAGTTTTCTTACAGCTAAAGTAGTTGAAACTACAGAAAAATTTAAAGAAAAAGAATTTTTAAAAAACAAAGCTGAACAAGGAGAAGTAGAACAGACAGGACGTATAGATAAAATTATTACGTCTGCTATTAATTTTGATGCGGATGCAACTAAAACAGTTACATTAGACAACGGTAAAACTAAAGAGGTTAATATATCTAGAGATGCAGTAATTAATAATATTAAAGATATTATAGATAATGGTTCCTCAAGTGAATCTTTAGTTAATGGAAATGTTAGTCCACATAAAGCTAATAAAACTAGAATTATTAATGGAATTGAAGAAGCATTATCTTTTTTAGATGAAGAATCTGCAGCTGATCTTGTAGATTTATTAAAAGAAGCAGAGTTTACAATGGTCGGTATTACAGGTACATTGGAAACATTGTTTGCGGGTGATTTAAACTTAGACGAGTTATTAGTAAGTCATCAAACAAAATTAGCTCAAAACTTTGCTAAAAGAAAACAAGTAGCTAAAGTACAATTAGAAAAAGAAGAAAACCTTTATAACATTCAATGGTTAAATGGTGAAATAACTTTACGAGAATATAATGACAAAGCTTTAGTAATTAGAGAAAACCCTGATTATAATATTCTTAGAAATTCAGACGATGATAATTATTTTCAAAATAAAATTAATGCTATAAAAAACTGGAAACCTAATGAGCATAATTATAAAGAATCAATGTCTGAAATTGATCGGATAATGGGTGAAGTAGGTTTTTTAACTAATGCAGATTTATTTACATTAAATGTAGACGCTAGAAAACATTTCTTTGAAAATGCAGGAGAAGGTAAAAAATATAAGTATAAAGAGAATCCTATTTGGGAAGATATAGGTATAGAAAAGTGGGGTGAGAATGTCAAGTTCTATACTGATAAACTTAATCAGTCTGTTGATAAAATTCTTAAAAACGAAACTACTCAATTAGTTGATGCTTCTATTGAAGATGCAGCTCAACTTGGTGTTAAGAAAGAATTATTACGTAGAGCTAACTTATATTACTTAAATGGAGCAAGTGCAAATGACGCATTATTTAAAGCTAATCAAGAAGTATCTCAGGAATTACTTGCAGGTACAGGTATATTTGTTAGAGATGGAGAAAAGTTTTTAGATTCAGCAATGAACCCTGCTGTAATAGCTGACACAGATACAATAGAGGCACAAATTACTGAGGGTGCAAAAGTAACTAATAAGTTAGATATTTTACAATCTAATGGATTATCAGAAGATCATCTTAAAAATACGATTTTAGTTCCAGAAGACAGTAACATAATTAATTTAGAAAAAGGTGAAGATGGGATTATACGTTTTATACCAAACACTGCACTTGAAATAGTAGAGTATAGTGAAACAGGTTATACAGCTATTGATTTTATTAATATGCAACGTAAGCTTCACAAACTAGATGAGTACAAATTAGAAGACTTTTCACCAGAGCTACAATTATTACATACTGGAGTTAAAGAGCAATTTCCTCATCTTGCAAAAGTATTCACCAGTGGAGCAGAAGGTCAGTCATTAGCTATAGATGAAATAGGTGCTATCGACTTAAACACTTTACTTAATGCAAGTGTCATTAATATGGAACAGCCAATAGCTGAGGTAGATTTAGATTCAGCATTAGAAAGATTTAATATTAATAAAGACGATTATCTAAATGATGCTACACTACAAGAAGAAGTTAGACGTAAACAAATTAATTATCTTCTAAAAGAAGCCCTTAAAACAACTAATGATAAAAACCAAGCTATACTTATGGTAGCTACAGGTATGAGATTTGGAGAAGCTGAGATGTCTAATTTTGGCGAGGGTAGTATTTTTGACAACAAGAAAAATGATAAGTCTGATTATGCGTATGCTGTGTTAGATGCTTATTACTCAGGTGATACCTCTGCACTTATTGGTACTTATAATGATAGTAAAGTTAATGTAAATAATATTAGAGAGCTTACTAAAGATGAAAAGAGACTTGGTATAACACCAAATTATGTTATAGAAAGTATAGTTAATAGAGAAAACATGTGGGATATAGATTATAGAGATCCTGCTAAAATTAAAGCTATATTAGAAATACTTACTGATCCACAATTTACACCTGATGAAACTATAACAGTTCCAGGAATGTTTGGAATTGGTAAATCAAATATAAATAATCCATTACTAAAAGATTATAATAAAGCTTTAAACATTTATAAAAATATTGATCGAGTTATAACTGCTTTAAATAATAACGATGCAGACGTATTTATTGAAAGTAGAAGTGAAAACTTTAATCTAGTGAATTTATTACTATTTCAACAAGAAACAGATTTAGGTGGTAGACCACTTAACAATTTACCTGTTACTGACTCAGTTTATTATGACTTTAAAAATAAGTGGATGGAAGATAATGGACATAAATTTAAAGGTGCAAATAAAGAAGAAGCTAGAAAACTTAGAAAAGAACGTATGCTATTTATTTTAGAGAAGAGTAGAGAATTTTTAGGTTATACGGAGGATAACTAATGAGTGAAACATTAAATCCTATCTCCTCATTTGAGTATCCTACAGATCAGGAGTTTACGGAATTACGAGAAGTTGGACAGGACTTATTAAAAAAAGATAAACAAAAACAAATTGAAGAGGCTGAATTAAAAAAACTAGGTGAAGACCAAGGTTTGATAGCTGATAATCCTGTCGATGCTATCAAAGATGTAGCAAGCATAGTCCCTGGAGCTGCTATTGATGCTGTAGAAAGTATAGGTTCATTTTTAGATCTTAGTGGAGACACCCTTAATACAGCTGCTGCTAACCTATTTGGACGGGAGCAATATGCAACAGACAACCCATTTAGTGACAAGTATCAAAGTGGTAATTGGTTTGATGTACCAGATCAATTCACACCTGAGACCAAATCAGGTTTTGGTAAATTACTTAGAGGTATAGGTGAGTTTGGTATATTAGCTGTAATAACTGCTAAAACAGGTGGTCTTGCAAGTGGTGCGTTAGGTGGTGCTGTAAAAGGTACTATGGCTGGCTCAAAAATTGCAG